TAGATATTCTATGTTCTTCCTTAAGATCAGGAAGATAAGTGATGACAACTTCTTCTGGGTAATCCTCATCCTTCATAAAGAACTGCTGTTTCTCCTCGTCATCAACTAATGTTACTTGACCAGGAAGGGCAATCCGCATAAAGAAGTGTAGAACTCTAGCTGTTTTAGATTGATAACTACCTAAATCCTCATCTTCATCACGATTCCTTTGAGCAATAGAAGGCTCAGTTTCACTCAAAGTTTCCTTGAGTTCATCCATATGGGCAAAACCATGTTTGTCCATACTGTGGATCTGCTCCTCGCCAACATAAGTCTCTTCAAAAAACCAGGGACACTCCGGCCATTGCATAGAAGGTAAACTTCCAGGGGCAGGATAAACATTTACAACTGGAGCTGTTTCAACTACAGGAAGGTTAACTCTTTCAACTCTGGCAGACTCCACATAATCAACTTCAACAATCTGCTCTGTAATAGGCTGACCAAGTATTTTCTCACCTATTGATTTAACTGTAACTCGTTCCTGTGCTTCTTGGAACCGATGAAGATGCATATCACGATTCCATCGAGTTTTAACAATCCCAGTTCCATCTAAGTTTGTATCAAAATTCCAGTCATTGGATAACTGCCTAAGATTGAGAATAGGTCCATTCCAAAGAACATCAAAATAATAAACGGACAGCAATTCTGCATCAGCAGCATCTGATCCTTCAATCCCAACAACCCTAGGCATCTCTGCAAACATAGCGTCGTAGATTTGAGCACCATAGGTGTCTACATTACTACGAAGCACTGGAGCATAGAAGTTATTGGCATTCTGCCAAGGAAAGGTACGAACCTCTTGACGAGATTTGGCAAGATACATATCCATATACTCGCCATGAAGTTCATCATAATTACCTTTGTAGTCTTTGGCACCCAACTCCATTTTATGAAGCTTTTGAGAAAGCTGAAGTTGTTGATCGTCAGAAAGACGTATCTCAGGAATCCTATTGGGCATAAGCCATCCAGATTGTGGCATTCTAACCAATAAATGTCAAGCTACTTGAATTAATATATTTGACTATGTAATTATGAAGGTCCACACCCAATGGGGGAGGCGGGGTTTATATATAAGAATCCCATTCCCCCTTACCTCAGAATGGGGGGAGTTGACGGCTCTCCCCCCCTACTCTAATAACCACTATCAGGATCAGGCATGGAGTGATCCATAATATGCTCTTCAATAGGCCATCTTTTTTGTTCTTCCTGAAGGCCAACTAGGGTGCCGTCTGAGGGTCGAAGGATTCGAGGATAATGCTTCCATCCGTGAATGGCGCCGATTAAAGCAAATACCCTATCATCGTGATGACCGGCAGCAGCCTCAATCCGACCTCTTCTATTCCATACAAAGTGGCGACATTGGCGAATAGTCCTCTTGTCGTGAATCCGTATAGAACCTTCGGCAATGGATTCTGCAAGGTCGGCAATTAGGCGGTTTCTGTTACCTACCGTAACTTGCAAGCCAAGGCTGGAGCCACGGGACTTTTCTTGGAACGGGTCCATACGATGATATATCCGGTCAACTGGATAAATTTTACTGAGCTGGATTGTCAGATGCTCACCGTGTCCACCTGTCCACTCTGGTACCAAGAAAGCCATATTAAAATACTCACCGGCAAGGGCGATTCGATCAACCATATCCTCTTCAGAGAGCTGACCAGCTATGATGCCAACCTGTTCAGCAGACGGACCATTATCAATATCCAATATTTGTGCAACTGATTCATCAGGGTCTTTGGCTCCTTCCGGCATCCTACCTTCGGCTGTATCGATGGCTATAACATAACGATGATCTCGAACTGGACTCTTGAAGACAGTCATCTTCTCAAAGCGATCTTCGCAGAAAGTTATCTTACGATCCCATCGATCATCACGTTTAAGATAACCTGTTACCCCTGGTTCAATAGGCATGGCATCCAGAGCTTCTATATCAAATCTAGGATCACCACTAACTATAAACGCCTCTTCGGGCGTTATGGGATATTCTTGTTTACGGATTCTAACATCACCCTGACACTGGAGTCTCAATGCTTTTCTGAGCCATTTGACGAACTCAATAGGCGCATTGAACTTATCCATTATCATCAATTCATACTCATCTAGAGTCTGTCCAATTCGATGCTCTTCTTCCTCTGTAACAGCCAGCCGACAATCCTCATCATCAATAGCACTGATAAACAAAGGAAAAAAGCCATTCCAGTTATCGGGGTCGGAGATATTCAGTTCAATATGAAATCCAAAAGGCTTGGCAGGATTATCATGAAAGATAATAGAACAGCAATCACTGGCAGCATCCCAAAGAGGTTTGAATAGACTATCGTCCCCATTGGCGGTTGTTTCCATAACGACCGATGTATTCAGCTCATTGGCGACAGCTTGAAACAAACTGATGGCTGCATCAGATCCTTTCTCCCAGTGAGCCACTTCTGATCCATGAACGATTTGAGGTGTTCGACCACGAGTTGCAGCTATCTGATTAGCTGTAAAGACCTCAATGTAGCCTTCTCGATTCTTGAACTTAAGCTCTCGTTTATTAGACAGGGCCAATGCATGTTTGGGTAAATCATAATATTGATAGGCTCTTTTGAGAATCTCGTGGATGTACTGTGCGGTCGGTAGATCCTGGGCAATGATGGCAGCATCATAACCATATCGAAGAACTTCTATAAGTTGACGGCAAGCCTCTATAGTCGATATACCCGTTTTACGACTTTTGAGAACCAGGATTCTAACAAGTAACTCTTGCTCTGCCCAAACCTCTTTAATGTGGTGGATTAGAGCAAGGAACATCCTTTGAGATCGCCTCAATTCTTTGATGGGACGAACTTTACCTTTTTTGTCCTTGATATAGAAATGACCTTCGAGGTGATATTGGAGGTCTTTGAGAGCCTTCATAGCCATCAAAGCCCTAATATCTTTACTCTTCGATGATGTCGACTGTGATTTCTCGATCAATCCATTCTTCCAGTTCTTCTGGGGTAGGTTTCTGTGCGTTATGATGAATCATGTAATCTGCTTCATCATCAGTTAGATTCAGCTTTGCATAAGCCTCAGCTCTTTCCATAACCAAATCATCTTCGCTTTTAATATCTTCCTCTTTAGGATAGATATTGAGTATCTTATCTACAGGCTCCAAGAACTTAAAGCGGGTATTATGGTCAGGTTCTCTGCCTACTTCAACACCATCTCTATCACGGATGACCTTCTCAGCTTTAAGACCATTGACAATAACGCCCCCTGCAAGTTGAGTCGCTTTGTTAGCAAATAGGAAGCCCCGCATAAAAGCAGTAACTTGTTGGTCCTGAAGTATCATTCTCGTCTTTTCTTTTGCCTGCTTTATGCTTGATGGTTCATAGACCATCAAGGTAGCATCATTGGCACGTTGACCGTTTGAGACATACTCCTCACACCACTCTTCTTTTTTGAGGTCCATTTTTTTATGTTGTTTACCCATAGCCTACCGAGTATGTATATACATCGTTACTTCAAAGCCCAAACGCATTTCCGTGTACGCAGGTTTTGACCACTTCATAAGATTACCTCCATATCTTTTGCATTGATTTTAAGGGGGAACCAAGAAAGGAAGACTTTGAGGCTCCCCCAGAATCATGAATAACAATACAAGGAGCACTGTTTCATGAATTTGTCCAGAGTCATGGTAGCATAGCCGATTTTTCATTTCAATTTAATTATGCTAAAATCGTTAATTACTGTGATTAGGTGCATGATTATTGGGGTCTTAATAATGATCCCTGTCATGGGCCAAGTTCCAGACTATCCGGTTCTTCCACCCAAAGTTCTATCCAATGTAAAAATGCTCGATCACTCAATTGCGATGATGCTGGAACGTCATAACAATCAGTTCATTGTAGCCTGGATTAACTACCAGAAGCTGCTTGATGACTGGTCTTGGAAAAAAAGGAAGGCTGCTGGGGTTGTTCATGCTAGTGACCAATCGATTGACATTGACATAATTAAACTAGAAAATAAATTGAAGACTTCAATCGGGATTGTACTTAAGGAGTGGAGTTTAATTGAACAGTACCTAAAACAAATAAACAAGTCAACAAAAAAATTAAAGGAGAATTAATGGAGAATGTACAGAAGCTTCACGAACAAGTCCTGTACTCGCAAGTTCGAGTAAAAGCAGGGCAAGGAGGAGGTTCTGGCACCATTATCTATTCAAATAAGTTTGATTCACATTATTCTACTTATGTCTTAACGTGCCATCACGTTATAGATAGTGCCATAACTGTCAAGAAAGAATGGGACAGTCGCCTTGGGCGCGATAGAAAGAAAGAATATCGTCAACTTGTTACAGTTGATTTTTTTGATTACCAAAATAGCCCACATGGATCTGTTCCAGTTACCTATAGCACCCCCGCAGAGATTGTAGCCTACGATACCCCTCATGATATGGCTATCCTCAAACTGCGAACGGTGGAACCGGCTAAATACACGGCTAATCTCTATCCAAAAGGAGAACACAAAGATATCAACATCGGCACCAAGACTATTGCAGTCGGTAGTGCCCTCTTACATGATCCCATCATCACTGAGGGGATCATAACCCACCAAGGGGATGAGATTGACTACAAGATTTACTGGATGTCCTCAGCTCAGATCATATTCGGTAATAGCGGTGGGGCTATGTTTGCTGAAAGAGATGGGAACTATTACTTCATTGGTGTACCCAGCAGGGTCGATGTTGTAGGTTGGGGATCTGCAGTTACACACCTTGGTTATTTCAGCCCAATCCCCAGGGTCTACGAGTTCTTCAATGAGCAACTATTCCATTTTCTCGTTCCAGATTCCAAGCACACTGAGAGTGATTGTCTAAAAGAACAAGAATCTCGTGAAGAAAGAGAGGAGAGGAGGCTTTATCTGGAGGGCGTTGAGAATGAATGAAGGATCATTACAATGCCCTGAGTGTGGATCTGATGAAATCAATGAAGAAGTAGACGATCCATTTAATCTAACTTGTGAGTCTTGTGGAAATGAGTTTTCACTCGATGAACTTATAGGAGTTGGGTGCGGTCATACAGATACAACCCTAACTAAGTGTGAGAGCTGTGGAGGACCATTAGGTCTATGCAAAAAATGCAATAGACAGGTCGAAGCAGCTTTTATACTCCATTCTAGGGAGTATCAAACCAAGACTATCTGCGCTAGATGTGTCTATATGGCGTATGGCTGTACTGCTGATCGAAAATGATACGAGAAAAAGTTAAGTCTCTTTATGAAAAAGGTTTATCTCAAAGAAAGATTGCCTCTGAGTTAGAGATATCCAGAGGTGGAGTTCGTCATTATCTCGATAAGCTACATATTCAACGAAAAGCACTGATCTTCAACGATATTCATATCCCCTTCCATGATCCCAAGGCTGTCGAACTGACCCTAAAGGTAGGTGAGATGCTAGATCCCCATGTTGTAGTAATCAACGGTGATCTAGGGGACTTCTGGGAAATAAGTAAATTCGTCAAACACGCATCCCTCCTCTCTACAGCTACACTATCTAGGGAAATC